AGCTAGAGGATGTTGAATATGCTTTATCATAGTCTGCATAATACTTTGGCAATCCTCTTAAAGAAACATCACTTAAATCTGGAGTGTATTCTTGCATAAAACTTGGATGTTTTTTTAATAAAAAATGATAATCGTTTGTTGTTGAATCTATAACTGCTAATGAAAAAGTAAGAAGAAAATCATTTGGAGCTGTTAAAAATCTGTTTCCTGCTGTTACTGTACCTTGAACATTTTTACGAAATACATCTTCTTGAACTAAATTAAATATTCTATCTTCTGCATTTTTTACAAAATCAGCTATTGTTGAAACAAAAGTAGATTCATCGTTGTTAAGATAGTTTTGAATTAATGTGCTTAGTTCTGAATAAGTCATACTGTAATTGTAACCTCTCCTAAAGATGCTGTCATTCTATAACCAGGTATAGGACTACCAATTATATTATCATTATTACTTAATATGTAGCCTTCGCCAACTTCTACATCATTATTTGGTCTAGGCTCGTATAAAGCTTCTGGATCTGATATAGCTGGTTTAGGTTCTAGTTGAGGATGTTTAGTCTCAAAACAATCTGGACAAGTTTTTAAATTATTCCATTCTTTTTTAAGATCTAGTAATTTATACTCAAAACCACATCTATCACATAAAGCTCTGGCAAATTTAGCTGAAGCGTAAGCCATTAACTGATATAAGGCCTAATTCTAAATGAAGCCCTATCCTCGTCTGTTGATGAAGCTCTTTCAAATTCTTCTTCATACATTTGTTTTAACATACCTGACTTTTCTGGAGCTTTCTTTACTGATATGTAATAAGCCAAACCAGCTGCGAAACAAGGATAAAACCTAAAAGGCATATCCATAGTATTAATAGCTGTATCAGCATCATCCATTCTTACTAGCTTATTAAATACTAATACATCTGTAGAGTTTTCTGGAGCTGGCCATATTTTTAAAACTGCTGAATTTTGTTTGTCTAAAAAGAATTGACTAGGCCTACCTGTTGTTGCTTTAACTGGTATATTTAGATATTCACTACGGCTCAATCTTCTCATAGATAAATCAGTCGTTACGCTGCCATCAGTTCTTCTAAGGCTGCAATCTAATATATCTATTACATTAGAATCTAAAGTATAGTTTAAAGTGTCTTTAGTAACAGTTTGAGTAGTTTCTTCTATAGTCCATTGATTTAAGCCTCTATTAGCCCATTCAGCTAACATAAGATTAATAGAACGCTTTGCGCTTACTAAATCATAACCAGTACGTAACTCAAGGCCACATCTTTCAAAAGCCTCTTCAACAAACTCAGTTACGTTTGGTTCAAAATTTGTACTATTAGATGTTGCCATAATTAATCTTCCTCTTGAGCATATAGATTGTTAAACGTTACGTTAGGATCCATATAACTCTCATGTTGTTCTGCTGAATGTGTCCATTGTGAAGGCATAAAATCTGGCGCTCCTTCACCTACACGCCATAAAGCAGGATTCGTAGCTCTTACTCTATTATTGGGTAAAGCTACAAAATTACCAGTATACTCGCCAGCATCAGTTAAATATAACACATGTGACTGCTTATGTTGAGCAGGGTCATCTGCTATTGAGTTATCAGTATAGTCTACAGTAAATAGATACTTACCAGTATGAAATTCTCCACCTATTTTACAAAGCCAGGGAGATGAACTTACCCTATCTAAAACCACAACAGAATGTTCGTGACTTAAGCAATCCCAAGGTTGAGCTAAATGGTCTTCCATAGGAGTTGGCCATTCCTCTAAAGGAATATCTGCTACTAAAGCTTGAATAGGCATTCTTGCCCACATAGCGCCGCCATGAATGTTTGGCGCATCTTTTTCATTGTCTATTTCACATCCAGTAAAAACTACTTGAAATGATAAAGATCTATCTGGTAGTGTATTTACAGCTATAACAAGAGCATGCAAATACTCTCCGTGATAATTACTATGATTTGCTGTAAATTCTTTTCTTACCCAGCATTTAAACTGCGGTATGTTAGAAATTAAATATGACATGTAAGGTGCAAATTAAACTTTGCCGCCTTTTGACATATATTTAGTTCCTTTTGCTGCACCACCTTTGGCCATATATTTGGTACCTTTTGCAGCTCCGCCCATTGCCATATACTTAGTGCCTTTTGCTGCTCCACCTTTAGACATATATTTAGTACCTTTTACAGGTCCACCAGCAGCATACATTTTAGTTCTTTTAAACATTATATTCTCCTAACTCATTGTAGTTATTTTTCTACGGTTGTTCATAACTTTACCACAGCCTTTAGCTATAAAACCACCATTTTTCTTTTTGACTCTATCATCTTTCCAGCTAATTGCTTTTGGGCCTTTTTTCTTTTTTGCTGCAGATGTACATTGAGCCATGGTCGGTCTGCAGGCAGGATAGCTTTTTCTTTTTTCGCCTTTTTTTCTTCCGCAAGCTTTTCCAGTCTTGCAATCAACCCAGCCTTTACCATCGTTTCTATCAAACCATTTTTTTAAACTATCGTTAGCCATTATCCTAATTTAGTTTGTTTACGTTTGCCTGGAAGCATTTTGCTGAAACCTTTAGCGTTAACAAAGGTTACTTCGCCTCCGCAAGCTTTTTTAACTTTACTTTTATTTCCCCAGTTAGCTGCGCCAACTTTTCTGCATTTAACCAAAGCTCCGCTTGCATAAGCAGATGGCCAAACATCATATCTAGCTTTTACTTTATGATAACAAGCGTCTTTTTTACCTTTTGCCATTATTTTCTCTTTGATTTAGCCCCAACACATTTCCATCTTTTTCTTGATAAATTGTTTGGAGTGTTGGGATTGTTCTGTTTTTTCTTAGACAATCTTTTCTTTATACCGAGACTTCTTGCGCAATATGAGTCACCTTTGGATGTTCCTGGCTTAACTCTTGGACCGCCACCCTTGGCTTTTCCTGCTTGTCCGTAACTTACTTTTTTACCAGATGCGGTTACTTTAACTTTTGCTTTACCCTTTCTAGGTTTTACTGGTCTACCTACATTTCTTCTTGTTGCCATAATTACTCTGGATAAGGTCTATTTTGTATTAATAATATATCCAAAGCAGCAGAAACGGTAACTGTTCCTCCTGCCGAGTCTGCCTTAGCTCTAATTTCTATATCTGTTTTTTCAGCAAATTTTAGAGGGTAAGGATATTCAATCGTACTATATCCTGAACTTGATAAGACTCTGTCTTTTGTATTAAAGACTCCACCATACGGTCTAGCTACTAAACTTAAAATTGCGAACTTACCTGCTGAAGAAGATGCCGATACGTCTTTTTGAGTAATATAAGCAGCATAGCCTCTGGGTATGGTATATGTCATCATTAAAGTTTGATTGTCTCCTATACCTACTGTAGCGTATTTGTTGGTAGGAACTCCACTTGAGGGTGTTGCTTCTGTTCCTACATATAAAACACCAGCATTAGCACCGCCAGTACCAGCAGTATTTACTACAACTCTATTAACTCTAAACCAAGTGCTGCCATTTATTTCAACTCCTGTTTGACCATTTAAAGTAACAGTTTCTATTTTTTCATCAAAATTATTATCTAATCCGCTAACGGTAACAGTTCTTGCTCCCGTTCCTGCTCCTGTATCATCAGTAGAGGAGCTTGATATATAAAGAGTTGAAGCTGAACTTAAATATGAATATAAACCGCCTTGAAGCCATATGGTTGCTAAAGTGGTATCTATAGCAGAATTAAAGCCAAACTTGTGTATGCTTTCATGAAAACTAATCTGCCCTCTTGATACTTGTAATTCAAAAGGCTCGCTTGTTCCTACGCGTGATATTGAAGAAACTTCGCGAGCCATAATTTACGAATGAAAGACAGTTACTCTATCTATATTACTTAATACAACGTGAATACCATCTTGAAATAAAACTCCAGAATCTGGAATATTTAAAGTTTCGGTATCATTTGCGTTGCAAGGAGCAATTAATAAGGTAGAGCCTGTAACAGAACCGTCTCTAAAGGTAA